TCAAGCACGCCCAGGACCGCCTCGACTACCAGGCCCACCATGACCCGCTGACCGGCCTGCCCAACCGCATGCTGTTCGAGAGCCGCCTGGAACAGGCACTCAACGATGTGCGCACCGACCACCAGCGTGGCGCCGTGCTGTTCCTTGACCTCGACCGCTTCAAGCACATCAACGACAGCCTCGGCCATCCGGTCGGCGACCAGTTGCTCAAGTGCATCGCCCAGCGCCTGCGCGAGCAGCTGCGCGACATCGACACCGTGGCCCGCCTGGGCGGCGACGAATTCATCGTGCTGCTGCCCGGCCTGCACCAGCCACGCGACGCCGAGCGCGTCGCGACCAAGCTTCTGGCCTGTTTCAGCGCCCCCTTCCAGGCCGACGGCCACGAGTTCTTCATCAGCGCCAGCATCGGCATCAGCCTGTTCCCCGAGGACGGCAACGATGTCGCCACCCTGGTCAAGAACGCCGACGCGGCCATGTACAGCTCCAAGGCCAAGGGGCGCAACCGCGTCGAGTTCTACACCCGCAGCCTGACCTTCCAGGCCACCGAGCGCATGACCCTGGAACTGGAGCTGCGCCGGGCCATCGAGCGCGACGAGCTGAGCCTGCACTACCAGCCCAAGCTGTGCCTGCGCAGCGGCCAGCTGGTCGGTGCCGAGGCGCTGATCCGCTGGAGCCACCCGGTGTTCGGCGATATCCCGCCGGACCGCTTCATCCCCCTGGCCGAGGACAACGGCATGATCCTCCAGCTCGGCGACTGGGTCCTGCAGGAGGCCTGCCGGCAGATGCGCGCCTGGCAGGACAGCCATGCCCCCTTCGGCCCGCTGTCGGTCAACCTGTCCGGCAGCCAACTGCGCCAGGCCCAGCTGACCGAGCGCATCGCCGGCACCCTCAGCGACTTCGGCCTGAACGCCGACAAGCTGCAACTGGAGATCACCGAAAGCTTCATCATGACCCAGGCCGAAGAGGCGCTGGTGATCCTCCACGAGCTCAAGGAGCTGGGCCTGCAGCTGGCCATCGACGACTTCGGCACCGGCTACTCCTCGCTCAGCTACCTCAAGCGCCTGCCACTGGACATCCTGAAGATCGACAAGTCCTTCGTCCGCGGCCTGCCCGGAGATCCCGACGACGCCGCCATCACCCGCGCCATCATCGCCCTCGGGCGCAGCCTGCAGATGACGGTGATCGCCGAGGGCGTGGAGACCAAGGCCCAGGAAATCTTCCTCACCAGCGAAGGTTGCGAGCAGATCCAGGGCTACGTGGTCAGCCGCCCCCTCGACGCCGAGGCCTTCGCCAATAACTTCCTCGGCCCGCTGGCGATTGGCAGCACGGAAAAGGCGTCGGTATAATCCGCCGCTCCTTCTGAGGGCCTATAGCTCAGTCGGTTAGAGCAGAGGACTCATAATCCTTTGGTCCACGGTTCGAGTCCGTGTGGGCCCACCACCCTCAAAGCCGCGCACTGCGCGGCTTTTGCTTTTCTTGACGTTGGAACGCGGACATTTCACAGAACGTCAACGTCCACAAATCGTCCACATCCGGACTCGCGCACTAGCTTGATGCGTGCTCGAGCAGCCAGCTTTCGATCCTTCCAGCCTCGGTATCAGTCACATCGACGTCCATCTTGCTATCGCCGACAGCGAGCAGCAGCTGGCTTTTTGCAGGATGATTGCTACCCGCCGGCAAACGACGCAAGGCAATCACGTAATCCACATTGATGATCATCGTCGCCCCTTTTAGATTCTCGATCTCCATGAAACGGTAGACTTTCATTCACTCACTCTCTTAGCAGTGCTGTTTGCCAGCGGATTCAGGTTCACCACATCAGCCAGGTGGCCTGGGCTGAAGTGGGCGTACTTCTGCGTCATCGCCAGGGTGGCGTGGCCCAGGACGCGCTGCAGGGTCAGGATGTCGCCGCCGTTCATCATGTAGTGGCTGGCGAAGGTGTGGCGCAGGACGTGGGTCAGCTGGCCGCCTGGTAGCTCCAGCCCGATATGCTCCACCACCTTGCGGAAAATGTTGTACCCCGGCCGGAACGGCAAGGCCTTGTCGAGGCGCTTCTGCAGGTCGGCGCTGATCGGCACCGTGCGGTTCTTGCTGGATTTCGTCTTGCTGTAGTGAATCAGGCAGTTGCGCACCTGGCGCGGTTGCAGCGCCTCGGCCTCACCCCAGCGGGCGCCAGTAGCCAGGCACACCTCGGCAATCAACGCGGCGTCCGACTCCCCGGCAGCAAGGGCCTGCAGCAGATCCTGGATCTGCTCGGCCGACAGGTAGGCCATCTCGGCTTCGTCGAACTTCAGCGCGCGCACCTTGGCCAGCGGGTTGTCGCCCGTCCACTCGCCCAGCCGCTCCAGCTCGTTGAACACCGCCCGCAGATAGGCCAGTTCATGGTTAAGCATGTTGGCGCTGATCGGCTTGGGCTTCGCGTCGCCCTTGCTACGGCCACGGCCGGGCTTGGCCCGGGTGTGCTTACCTTCAGCACGCTCAGCGCGATACTTAGCAAAGTGGGTGGCGCTGAACTTGTGCGCCTTGGGGTCGCCCATGCGCTCGGCCATGGCCAGCAGCAGGGCCAGCCGCTGCTCGCCCGTCTTGAGATTCTGGCCGTGCAGCTTGTACCAGAGGTCGATCAACTGGCTAAGCCGGCGCTCGTCCAGCTTCGGCGCCTTCTCGAACTCGCCCCTGGAGCCGTCGCCCATGATGCGGCGCTCCAGGTGCATGGCTTCGTTCTTCGACTTCACCCGCCGCCGAATGCGCGGGCCAGCGCGGCCCTCTGGACGGCAGTCCACCAGCCACTCGCCGCTATCAATCCTCTTGATTGACACTCAGCCCCACCTTCACAGCCAGCCGATCGGCAATCGCCAAAGCCGCAATGAGCATGGCTCGGTTCTCCACGAACGAATCTGCATTGGCAGTTCCTTCATACAGGGCACCACCGGGAGATAGGTCGGTAATCACGGCCAACACCAGCTGGTAGAAACGCACAACGTCCACAGCCTCAGCAGGTTTCAAGCACCCGAGCCTGGAAGCGTTTTCGCGATAGATCAGGTTGTATTGATCCGGAATAGAGGGCCGAAAGTCCTCTTCATCAGGCTCGGTGAACGGGGTCGAAGCTTGGGCGCGCAGCCGCAGATTCATGGCCGCCGTGCCGAGATCCTCGCAATACCTTCGGCTTCGGATTACACCAGCAAGAGCCACCACCTCAGAGATCAGGGCAGCGCGCACCCCCGCACGCTCCTTTCGCACCTCCAGGAAGTGCAACAGGGCTGGCCCGGCCGCAGCAGTTAGGCCCGTAGCCAGGGCCACGAGCACTGTTGTCCAGTCGGTTCCATCGAGCATGCGTTACCTCCGGCTAACGCGGCGCTTCACGCCCAGGATCTTGCGCAGGGTGTTGATCTCGCCGGTGGCGGTATCTGTCACCTTGCCGCGTGGGTGCACGCGATCCAGGCGGAAGGTGCGGGGCTCGTTGCGCAGGTGGCAGAGGCCGACAAAGTAGAGATCGTCCGCATTGGCCACCACCTTATGCACCGTCACCTCACGATCCGAGTGCTCGCCCTGCGTGTTGCGGTAGTTGAAGCGGATCTGTTTCGAGCCCGTCCAGATCGTTTCGCCCTGGATGTACTCGTCATCGTTGTGTTTGAAGGCACTGGACTGGCTCGAAGCAGCCGGCCGATCACGCACGAAGTCCGACTTGAAAGGCCCAGCAGGGACGGCCTGATTCTCCCGGTGGATCTTCAACGCCTCAGAGAGCCATTGGCCGATCACCAACACGCAGGCGATGGCCACGACGAGCCATGCCCACCCAGCCCAGCCGAAGTACCACAGGAACGGAACAGCCACAGCAGTGAGGCCGATCATGGGGGCTTTGAATTCTGGGTAGTCCTTACTCACGAAACGCTCCTTGCAGATGGTTACACCGGGCTGACCTGCCCCGCAGCCGGCGCCGTCTGGTCGGCCATCAGCCACAGGGTGTACTTGGTGAATTTGGGGTGCTGGGTGACTGCGAACAGGGCCTGGGCACCCACCGGGCGGCGGGCCAGTTCGTAGTTCTTGAGGGTGTCCAGGCTCATGCCCAGGTCGGTGGCCATCTGGCGCTGGGTTAGGCGCTCGCCTTCGCGGATCTGGCGCAGCTTCTCGCCGGCGCTCATGGCTTGCCCGCCGTGTCGGAGATCACCGCGCTGATCTGGCCGCATTCCGGACAGGTTTTTCCGGTGACCAGCCACAGTGCGTACTTCTCGAAGCGCGGGTGAGTGGTGATCTTCAGCAGCTCTGCAGAGCTAACCGTCTTGCTCTTCCCATACTCATACCCCCTCCACGTTGCGACGTTAATCCCAGCCAACTCGCAAATATCTGCCTGCGTCAGTCGCTCCGTCAGTCGGACTTCCTTGAGCTTGCTCACCAGATCCACGTAATCCCCCCTTGACCGGCGTTTATGTTTTTGCCTAATCTGATTAGGCATTCACCTAAATTTGCTGCACATATACCTAGGAGATTACCAAATGCAGATCACCATCGATACGCCGTATACCACCGTGCGCGAGCTTTCTCGCCGTTCCGGGCAATCGGAACGGGCCATCCGCAACGAGATCGACAAGGGGCATTACCTGATCCGCGAAAAGCGCGAAGGCTCGAAAGAGGCGGTGCTGGTGAACATGATTCACCTGGCCATGGAAGCCGCCGAACAGGTCGAGCGCGTACGCGCCGGACAACAGGGCAAATCATCCGCCGCCCAGCGCTAAGGGGGCGGCATGAACTACGAGGACATCTACCGGCTAGACGTGATCCAGGCCCTGGAGAACGACCACAAGCTGGACTTCAAGGACATCGGCGACACCTACCTGCAGAAGGGCGTCTGCCCGAAGTGCGGCCACCGCACCCTGTACGTCAGCCGCAAGCAGCCCTTTCAGCTGGCCTGCAACCGCCTGAACGAGTGCCGCCACACCGAGAAAACCCGCGAGCGCTACAGCCACCTGTTCGAGAACCTGAGCGATCGATTCCCAAGCACCGAGGCCAACCCCACCGCCACCGCCGACGCCTACCTGCAGCGCAATCGGGGCTTCGACACCAGCAGGATGAAGGGCTGGTACACCCAGGAGCGCCGCAAGCTGGCCGACGAAAGCTGGGGTGACACCGTGCGCTTCCCACTGTGCGACGGCTACTGGGAACGCCTGATCGACGCTCGAGCGGTAGCCCGCAACGACGGCAACAAGGCCGGCATCAAGTACGGAATGAGCTACAAGGGCCAAGGCTGGGTGCCGCCGGGGCAAACCTTCGAGAAGTCCGACCGCGTGTACATCGTGGAAGGGATCTTCCACGCCATCGCCCTGCACCTGGCGGGCTACAAGGCCATCGCCGCCATCAGTTGCAACAACTTCCCCTGGCAGATCCTTGAAGCCAACCAGGGCAAGTCGATCACCTGGTGCATCGCCCTGGACAACGACAAGGCCGGGCGCGCAGTGGTGAGCAAGTACCTGGCGCAGATCCGCAAGATGAAAGAAATCGGCTGGGTGGCGCTGGGCGAGGAAGACCGCGACTGGGACGACGTGTACCGCGATGGCCAGCTGGACGATGCCTACATGCAGGAGGCCGAGTATCAGGGCCGGCTGTTCACAGCCACCAGCCCCATCGACAAGGCCTACGTGATGCACACCAAGCGTGCCCGGCCCTACTACCTGGTGGAGTTCGGCAACTGCCTCTATGCCTGCCGCGTGAACGCTGGCGACCTGCAGCAAGCCCTGGGAGATGGCCCGACTGCTGGCTACCGCGACGACTTCAAGAAGCATGCCAGCGTCGACCAGGTGGCAAACTGTGTGCCGCGCTTCGAGTACATCGAGCGCGACGCCATCACCGGCGAGCAGCGCTACTTCTTCCGCTTCGACTTCCCCAACGCCCGGCTGAACTGCACCGAGCCGCTGCCACCCAGCGCGATCACCGAGCCGCGCGGCTTCGCCAAGGCTCTACTGGAGCGCACTCCAGGCGGCATGTTTGAAGGCGGTGAGCGCGTGCTGGCCATGCTGAAAAGCGAGTGGCTGCGCAACCCCAACACCGTGCGCACCCTCCCCTTCATCGGCTACGACGACGCGACTGCGGCGTACTGCTACCCCGCCTTCGGCTTCCACCGCGGACGCGAGATATTGACCAACGAACATGGGTTCCTGGACATAAATGGTGAGGGCCTGAAGACGTCAACCCGCAGCTATCCGATCGTGCGCGGCGGCGACTTCGACCCGAGCTGGTTTGCTGACTTCCGCGCGGTGTTTGGGCTGAACGGGCTGGCTGTGCTGGCCTGGTGGCTCGGTTCGCTGTTCGCTCAGCAGATCCGCGCAAAGCAAGCCTCATGGCCATTCCTGGAGCTGACTGGTACGGCCGGCGCCGGCAAATCCACCCTGCTGCGCTTCCTCTGGCGCCTGTTCGGCCGCCGCAATGAGGAAGGCATCAAGCCGAGCGGCAGCGGCGCTTCGGCTATCGGCTTGCTGCGCGCCCTCGGCGCCGTGAGCAATCTGCCGGTGGTACTGCTGGAGTCGGACAAAGAGGTGATCGACGCCCAAGGCCGCACGACGACCGTGCAGTACAACTGGGACGAGATCAAGCAGCTGTTCGACCACGACGCCAAGCTGCGGGTAACCGGCGTCAAGAGCACCAACAGCGACACCGAGGCGCTGCTGTTCCGGGGCTCGGTCTGTATCTCACAGAACACCAATGTGGACGGCTCGGAAGCCATCATTACCCGCATCGTCTACCTGCACCTGACCACCGAGCACCATCGGCCCGAGCTGGAGCCGCTGGCCAACCGCCTAAAAGAGTTGGAAGTGGAGGATCTGGCCGGCTGCCTGCGCGCCATGCTGACCCAGGAAAGCGCCTGGCTGGAACGCTACTACCAGGCATACGACCGCTATAAGCAGCGTTTCCAGGCGGTGCAAGGCCTGAAGCACTCCCGCGTAGTCCAGTGCCATGCCCAGGTGATGGCTGCCGCCAAGGCCTCCCAGGCTCTGTTCCCTGCCTGGTCTGACAAGGATCTAGACGCCCTTTCCCAACACCTGGAAGGCCGCGCCTTGGAGCGGCAACAGCGCTGCAGCGCTGAGAACCGCACCGCAGCTCAGTTCTGGCAGATCTACCAGTTCCTGAACGAGGACGTGGTGACGATCACCGAGGGCGGCGAGACCCGCGAAGAGATCCGCGAAACTCTCAACCACAGCGCCGACCCCAACCTGATCGCCATCAACCTGGAGCACTTCCAGCAGGCCTGCCGCACCGCCGGCCAAGAGATCCTTCCGGCCGCACTGCTGCGCCGTTATCTGCCGCAGAGCACCACCTTCAAGTTCCTGGAGACGCGCAAAGTCCGGTCACGGATCGAGAAGCGCCCCCTGAACTGCCTGGTGTTCCTGAAGCGGGGGAATGCCTGATGAATCTGGGGGTGAATGTGGCCCTGGTGGCCTTCCTTGGGGGTGTTTTGCGTTTTTGCGTATTGGCAAGAAACGTCCGGAACAACTGGAACATTATTAAATTCGAGTCTGAAACCCAGATAAATCAAGGGCTGGCGGGGGTAGAGCTGTCCCTAGGAAGCCGGAACACGCTGGAACAAACCGGAACAACTTTGTTCCGGCATGTTCCGGGAATGTTCCACTTTTCAATTTCGACCGGAACACGCTGCAGCCCTAGTGCTGCAAGGCCTCCAGCCATTCGACCGGAAATCATGTTCCGGCATGTTCCGGTCTGGTGGAACATTGATCAACTCACTGGAAGCCCCGAACGGCGCGGGCTCCAGCCTCCCGTCTCAGGGAGTGTTCCGGATGTTCCGGACGTTCCAGGGGTATGCGCAGAGTTTCACTTCTCCACGCCTTCCTGCTCGTCGTCGAGGTGCCCTCCATGGCCGAGCTGAGCCCTGACGAAGCCACCCGCCGCGACTGCCTAGCCCGCCACTTTCTGAGCAACTGGACACGCCAGGCCATCCTCGAGTGGCTGGAGCACCCGAAGCGCGGCGAGGCCTTCCGCGAAGACATGCGAGCCCGCCTCAACCGACTGAAACAGGAGAACCGCAGACGATGAACGCCATCACCCAGGCCCCAGAGCGCTGCCCGTTGGACGCCGCGCACCTGAACCCCGCCCAGGACTTTCCGCACTGGTGGCAACGCGCTGCCGTGCTGGTCGGCCTGCCGGCCGACTACCAGCCCCGCGCACTGGCCATGGTCAGCGCCGGCCAGCCGCTGCTGCTCAAGCGCCTGCAGGCGCTGGACACACCGCGCCGGGCTCTGCTGCTGACCATGGCCTGCATGGCCAACCCGCAGCGCGCCGACTGGCTGCAGACCGAAGTGGGCCTGCACTTCGGCCAGCTTACTTCCGCCGACCTGGGCACCGAGGTGTTCCAGGTGCTGGTCGGCCTGCTGGCCACCTTTCACCCCGCCCCGAGCAACTGAGGACGCCCCATGACTACTGCAATGCGCCGCGCAATGGATCAAGCCCTCGAGTACCAGCGCATGCGCCCCACCATCGTGGCCGCTGGCGAGCCGGCCCTGGCTCGCCTGGCATCCCTGGCCGTGCGCCCGACCGGCCAGAGTGCCGTGCTCGGCCGCTTCCTGCTGGGCCTGTACGACGGCCAGACCTACCCCTTCAACCTCACCGAGCTGCGCGGCCTGGATCTGGATCTGTTCGAGGACTGTATGCGCGTCGTGATGATGGATTACAGCCCCGAGGTGGAGGTGCATCAGCGAGTCCCAAACGGGCCGGCGATCTGGCGCGAACTGGCGGCCATGTGGGGCAAGGGGGCAGCGCGGTGATGGTTTTCTACGTGGCCAACGGCATCAGCTGCCAGATCGGCCTGCCATCGAGCTACCTGGAGAACGCGACCTCCGAGGATCTGGCCGAGCTGTTGGCCAGCGACTTCTGGCGCCACCGCCCGGACGAACAGCCGTCCCTGGTGACCTTGGTTCACCTGATGGACGTGGACGGCAAAGACCTGGGGATTTTCGAGGTTCGGCGCGATATGCGCCCGGTATTCACCGCCACCGCACTGCCGGCGGCGTGAAAGAAAGGTGCCGGTGGAGCTGCAACTCCCCGGCACCAACCACCACTGAAAGGAGAAATGCGATGCAAGCACAACACCCACGCGGTAGCGCCGTGAAGGCTACCACACCCGACCGCCACCTGCTGTTGGGCCAGGCCCTGATCGGCTTCCAGGTGAGCCGCAGCCAGGCATCCCGTGAACACCTGGAGCAACTGACCACCCAGGCCCAACAACGCGGCGAGCTGACCGACGCCGATGCCCGGGTGATTGCCACCCTGCTGGCAGCCCCACGCAAGCCACGCCCTACCACTTTCCACGTTGTCTGATTGGAGATCCGCATGATCATCACCACCCGACTGAGCGCCGGCAGCTACGTGGCCCGCGCCAAGGGCAACAAGGCCACCGCCAGCAGCGCCGAAAGCGCCCGCCGTGCCGCCGAGAACCTGGCCAGCAAGCTGGGCCAGAACCCCGACCTGGTGGAGCTGGAAAGCGACATCGATGGCGTGTGCACCTTCTCTCTGCCGGAGGTGGCCGATGCGTAACCGTTTCCTGCGCGGCTCTGGCGAGGACGTGAAGCGCCTGGTCAGCTTCGCCGAGGCGGCGGGCTGGGTGGTAGCGCAGACCAGAAGCCTGCACCTGATGTTCAGCAAGGAAGGCCGGCGGGCGGTGTTCTTCAGCGGCACACCCGGAGACCGCCGCGCCTGGCTCAACGCCAGATCGCAGCTGATCCAGGCCGACAAAATGGCAAGCTGACCGAGGAAACCAAACCCAGACCTGGGGTTTGAATCCCCCAGACCACCCACCACAAGGGGCGCTTTGGCGCCCCTTTTTCTTGACCGCGTTTCCGCTCGAAATTGAAGTTTCGAGCGGAATTAGCACGGTGCAGTATCGTTATATCGAAATCGCGATAGCAAAACATCGCCCAGCGCTCACACCCGCCAGAAGCGTTGTATACCATTGTGCTTTTGCACTTTTGGCCATTTCGGCATTTGCACTTTTGTACATTTTGATAGGTGCAATATCACTATATCGAAGGCACGAATTAGCGAATTCGTGAGTACGTAATTAAGCAGTTGCTTAAATACGTAATTACGGGCTTACGGATTTACGCAATGTCGCGCCACGCCTAGCTTTCAGACCCTGACTTGGGATATGAAAGCGTTTCAGCACCTAACATGGGAAACGAAATATGCAAGCCAAAAAAAGTGCTTGACCTCGCAAAATTTCGATAAGTAAAGTTCGCCACCGTCACCGACTGCATTTCATGGAGTACGCAGGATGAACGGACACGATCTAACCAACATTCACGCGATGGACGAACTTGAAGAAGTTGCACAGGTTATTAGCTGCATCGGCTATGCAGTAGGGCACGTTGAGTTCGACGAGTACAACCGTGGTGGAATACAGACCATCTCCAATTGGGCATCGGAGAGGCTGCGGAAGTGTCGCGCGATGCTAGGTCAGGCCGGCAGCGTTCCGAGCTGATCGAACAGCTGCCGCTGCTGGGCGCGAGGCAGGTCGCGGAGGCGGTCGAACAGGATCTGGTCGATAGCTGCCGCCGAGGGGCGGGTGGAGTGGGAGAAGGCCAGGGTCATGACGAACTGGTGCCCACAACCCGGCTCCAGGCACTGGCAGTACAGGTTAGCGAAATCCAGCGACAGCTCGTTGCGCGAGGCAATCCTCGCCTTCCCCTTACACTCTCTGCAGTAGATCCGCACCGTATTCCCTCCCCCGAGGTGTTCAGCCGGACACCATTGTGCCACAACCTGTAGGGGCCATCGGCCGGAGGCACACCACCAGTAGTGCCTCCTTCACTTTTCTATCACTCCTTCGGCCAACCTGGTCTATGAAATGCATAGATAAAGTTGAGCTTTCCTATTTCACATTTTTGGTATTTGCTCCTATATACACAGCACATATCCGCAGACACTGTATCCATGAACAGGTTTTCTGTAGAATGCGCAGCCCCCTCCAAGGGGTGTCATCAGCCATCAGCCAAAGGAGGTCGAAATGCCTGTCTACCAAGCACGTGCCGCCTTGGATCAGTTCTGGGACAGACAGATCCCTGTCAACCCCAAGAGGATCGCTGAGGCCGCTGGCGCTCGGGTGCTGGAGGACTGGAGTATGTCCGATCATGACCTGAGCGGCAGCTTCGACATCGAGTACGGGATCCCCACAATTCGCTTCAACCCAAACGATGCGATTGTGCGGCAGCGCTTTACCATTGCCCATGAACTGGGGCACATGCTGTTGCAGCACGGTCGCGCCATGCGGGACAACGCCCGAAATTACAGCTCCACCACCATGCAATTACGTGAAAGAGACGCGAACACCTTCGCGGCCGAGTTGCTGATGCCTAAGGAGGTGCTGGACTGGCTTGTGTTCCGTGAAAACATCACGGATACCCAAGAGCTGGCCCGAATTCTCAATGTCTCTGGCGCGGCGATGCAGTACCGCTTGCAGAACCTTGGACTCCTCCGCAGTCCTTTCCCGTCGCCAGCACATCACTACTAAGGACAGCATTTGGCAAACGGTGACGACACAACGGATCTCTCTGCGGGCGCCGGCCATATCCCGCCCAAGCCTCCTAGCGACGGCCAGGAGATTTTGATCCGAGAGAAATGGGATCAGAGCCAGCTAGATGAGGCCACAACCAGACGAGCACAGCGTGGATGGGTGTTCTGCACAACCTACGCGGTGACAATCCTTCTGTACTTCACCTTCGGGGCATACGTCTGGAAATCAATGCTCGGAAAAATAACCGTTGACCACATGCTTGTATGGCTTCTCGCAGCTCTCCCCGTTGGTCTCACTATCTTGCTGTCGAGACTATCTGCGGAGCCCCGTCCACAAGAGGACAGCCGGCCAGCCTGGCCAGAAGGGCTAGTAGGCGTTGCAAGTGAGTTGGTTGGCGTAGCCAAGGATTACGTCTCCAAACTCACACCGAAATAGCGCTTAGCCAACGCCTTCAAACCTAATCCGCCGATCTGCCCGCAGGGTGTCGTTGAGCTGCAGAAACAGCTGGGCGATGGGGCGAATCTCGTTGTTGGTGTACACCCGGTCGATCTTCTCGATGTCGCCGAAGCCCGCGCTGTTCTCGGGCATGATGCCGGCCAGAGCCGGGTTCATCCGGTGGGCGGCGATAACATCGGCGCGGGTGATGTTCTTGATCCGCTCGAACTCGTCTTTGGTGGCCACGTCACCCACGGGGATGATCTGGATGGCCTTATCGGTGCCGCCGGGGATGTTGACGAACATCGAGCGGAAATTGCCCACGCCCTTGGTGCCTTCGATCTGGGCGCGCAGGCGTTCCTCGTCCTCGTCGGTCAGATCCGGATCGTTGGTGTAGAAGATGAAGCCGGCGTGCGCGCCGTTGTTGTAGTAGCGGCGCCGGAACAGGGTGGCCGACTCGTTGAGCAACAGCGAGTGCATGCCGCCCAGATAGTCGGGCACCCCGTAGACATCCTGCTCCACGTCGTAGTCCATGACGTGCTCCACCTCGTCCTCAGCGAAGTGCAGTTCCTGCCCGCCAGGCTGCAGCATGACGAAGCCACCCCCCACTTTCCGCCGCATGTTGATCGCCGGCAGGTGCTGCAGCTCGAGCACCTGGCCGATGATGTTGCGCAGGCGCTGGAAGTAGGCTTCGCCGAACACCACGAAGTCGAGCGCGGCCCGGCCCATGGTCTGCGCGCTGCAGCCCGCCGAGGCGCGGAAGTCACGCAACAGCAGGTTGCGTTTGAACTTGGGAATGGCGCCGTGGTGGGCGTTCGCGCGCAGCAGCCGAGCGAGTCCGCGGCGTGACACCGGCGGGGTGTAGATCCTGCCGTCGTCGCTGGCGAACACGCCCAGGTACTCGCCCAGGTTGCCGGCCAGCACCGATTCCGGCGCCCCGAACGTAAAGGCCCGAACGGGCGTTTGTGGTTGCTGTTGCTGCTCCGGTGTGTGCTCTGCCATGGCTGCCCTGTGAGAGTGTCGACCAGCGGCTGCGGCGCCGCTTGTTGGTGTTGAGGGGTTCGTTTGCAAGCGCGTGCATTACGGCCCAGGCGATGTCGGCGTGGCCGGTGGCATCGGTGCGGCTCGCGCTGTAGGTGATCTGGCCGCTGGCGGTGGCGCCTCGCTTGATCGTGAGGAAGGCGGCGGCGATATCGTTCCAGCCAGCGTCCCATTCGATGCGGCTGCCCTGGATCGTGTCCTGGGCTTTGAGCACCAGGCTGTTCTTCGCCTCCAGGCTGTAGTGGATCGGCGTGGCGCGGGGGTAGAAGTCGCGCACCAGGTCGAACACCCCGTAGCCGACGCCGGTCACGTCGATGCCGATGTGCTGCACGTTGAAGCGCTCGCACAGCCGCTTCACCTGGCTGGCCTGGTAGGTGAACGAGTGGCCCCGCCAGCTGTGCTTTTCCAGGATGCGGAACTTGCCGCCCTGCTCCAGCGGCGGCGCCACCACCACACAGGTGGCATCGTCGCGCGTGCGGCTGGGGTCATAGCCGAGCCAGACCGGGCTGTTACCGAAGGGCCGTTCCGCCTTCGGATCGGGGTCATAGTCGGCCCACAGGGCGCGGTCGGAGTAGCAGCGCTCCAGGTCGGCCAGGGAAAAGACGCTCTGCGTGCTGTCGATGAATTTGCACATGTAGAGCTGGGCGAAGCGTTCTTCGTCGTTCTCCAGGCGCAGCCGGTCGATGTCAAACAGGTCGCAGCCACCGGCGATGGCGTCTTCCAGGGTGATGACCTTGCGCCACTGGCCATCCGGGCACAGCGCCCCGGCGTGAATCTGGGCTTCGCTGGGCCAGTCCTTGGCCAGTTTCTTGCCCCGCTTGCTGTTGCGGAATTCCTCGCCAGTCCAGAACGGGTACGCCTGGTGAGTGACCGCGCTGGGGGTGGAAAAGTAGGTTTTCCGCCACTTCGCATGCGAGGCCATGGCGCCGGCCAGGCCGTCCAGCTTGGCGAAGTCGCGGATCCAGAAATACTCGTCGATGTAGACGTGGCCGTGGTGGCCCTGAGCGGTGGCGCTGTTGGTGGAGAGGAAACGCAGCTCGGCCCAGGGCTTGCCGTCTTTGCTCAGGGTGATGGGGTTGCCCTTGAGTTCGAGGCCGAACCACTCGGCGGCGAAGGTGACGATGTAGCTGCGGAAAATCTCAGCCTGGGCCCGGCTGGCAGACAGGAACATCTGGTTGTCGCCGGTCAGCACGGCATCCATGAAGGCTTCGGCGGCGAAGTAGTAGGTCAAACCGATCTGGCGACTTTTCAGGATGTTGCGGATCCGCGCGGTGAGCGGGTTCCGCTTGGCGGCGAACAGTTCCTGCTGGTAGGCGAACATCTTGCTGGTGAACTTCTCCAGGAAGTCCGCTTCGGTCAGCTCGCTGATGTCGTTCTTCAGCTTCTTCTCGCGGCGCTTGCCGCCCCGCTCGACCCGGTCGCGGCGCCCGCGCTCGCCGCCCTGGCTGTCGCGCATCTCGGCCGGCACCTCGGCCAGTACCGGCGCCGGCCTGGCTGCCTGCTTTTGCAGGCGCTCGCGCAGGGTGGTGAGCCTGTCCAGCTCGTCCAGCTCGGCCTTGGCCAGGGTGCCGGGCTTCTCCAGCAGCAGGGTGATGCGCCGGCTGACAGCGGCCAGGGGTTCCTCGTCCGTCAGCATCTCGTCCCAGCCGCCCTTGGCGATCCAGTAGTAGACGATCCGGACATTCGGCAGGCCTAGCTGGGCCTGGATCTCGCGCGGTTTGCTGCGGCGCAGATACAGGCGCTTAGCGGCTTCTTTGACTTCGGTGGCGTATGGCATGGGCCGCAGTCTATGCGGCGAAGTGGCCTTAAACGCGCCCTGTAGTTTCTAGCTATTCCTATTTTTATCAGATAGTTACAGCGCGATTCTAAAGCGTTTGTTTAGGTTCTGATCGGTGCCTATGGTGGCGGTGTCTGACCCACCCACCAGCGAACCGAACCCATGCCCCGAACCCTCGTCACCGACTGGAAACGAGTCGCCACCAGCGGCAAAACCGTAGACGGTCGCACCATCGACGCGCAGGAATTGCGCGATATGGCCGAGACCTACGACCCGGCCCTGTACACCGCTGTGATCTGGTACGAGCACATTCGCTACCTGGGCAGCTTCGGCACCGTGGCCGCCCTCAAGGCCGAAGACGACGCCGACGGCAAGGTGGCTCTGTATGCCCAACTGAAGCCGAACGACCGCCTGCTGCAGCTGAACAAGGACGCACAAAAGCTGTTCACCAGCGTGGAGATCCAGCCGGACTTCAGCGACACCGGCAAGGCCTATCTGCGCGGCCTGGCCGTCACCGACGAGCCGGCCAGTGTTGGCACCCAGGAACTGCACTTCTCGCGCCGCGCCGATTCCGGCAACCACTTCGGCGGCCTGGAACCCCTCGGTGATCTTTCCCTGACCGACAGCGAGGAAGCCGCCGCCGCTTCCCTGCTCGCCCGCCTGTTCAAGAGCCTGCCAGGCCTGGGCGGCGCCACATCCCCCGCAACCCCCAACGAGAGCACCCCAATGGATCCGAAAACCGTAGAGGCCTTCACGGCTGCGGTGGACAAGCTCGGCACCGTGGCGACCAGCCTGGAAAAGAGCGCCGCCACCTTTGCCGCAAAGCCGGCCAAACCCGAAGGCGAGAAGACCACCCCCGAGAGCGAGCAGGCCACACCCGAAGGCGAGCAGGCCCCGGCGGTCACCGCCGAGCAGTTCAGCACCCTGCAGAAGGGTCTGGAAGACCTCACCAAGCTGTTCAACACCGCGCTGAATCAGGGCCATGGCAAGGATGTGCCGCCGACCCACGGCGCCGTCGAAGACGAGATGAAGGTGGATTGCTGATATGAAACTGAGCCAGTTTTCCCGCCAGCAGTACCACAGCCTGCAGGCCGCTATCGCCCGCGCCTACGGCGTGCAGAGCGCCCGCGAGGAATTCAACGTCACGCCGACCATGGCCCAGACGCTGAATGACAAGATCACCCAGAGTTCGTCCTTCCTGCGCCGCATCAACGTGATCGGCGTCAGCGAGATCAAGGGCCAGAAGGTGATGATGGGCCTGAACGGCCCGGCCACCGGCCGCACCAACACCCAGAACGCCGACCGCGTGCCGCGCAACCTGCTGGATCTGGACGCCCAGGGCTACGAGCTGTTCGACACCCACACCGACGTGGCCCTGCCGTTCGCCAGCATCGACGCCTGGGCGAAGTTCAAGGACTTTGCCAACCGCTACAGCACCGCCGTGCAAAAGCAGATCGGCCTGGATCGCATGATGATCGGCTGGAACGGCACCAGTGTGGCCGCCACCACCGACCGGGTGGCTAATCCGCTGCTCCAGGACGTGAACAAGGGCTGGCTGCAGATCGCCCGCGAACAGGCCCCGCAGCAGGTGCTCACCCAGGGCACCAAGGCCGCCGGCAAGATCCAGATCGGTGACACCGGCGACTTCGCCAACCTGGACGCCTTTGTCTACGACCTGTCGCTGATGATCGACGAGGAACACCGCGACGGCGGCGACCTGGTGGCCATTATCGGCCGCGACCTGCTCGCCAAGGACAAGGGCAAGATGTACGCCGAACACGGCAGCACCCCGTCCGAGAAAGAGCGCGTGGAGATGGCCCAGGTGATCGACACCTATGGCGGCCTGCCCTCGTTCACCGCGCCGTTCTTCCCGTCCAAGGGCGTGGTGGTCACCAGCTTCGACAACCTGTCGATCTACTTCCAGGACGACAGCTGGCGGCGCTACCTGCTGGAGAACCCGAAGCGCTCGCAGATGGAGGATTACAACAGCCGCAACGAGGGCTATGTGATCGAGCAGCTGGGCAAGTTCGCCATGGCTGAGAGCGCCAACGTGGAGTTCGTCTGACCATGAGCATCGCCCTGGAGCATAAGAAGCGCATCCTGGGGCTCGGCAAGGCTGCCGGCGGTGCGGAGGTGTTCACCCCCGCCACCGCCCTGGCAGGCCCGGCCAACGCCCAGAAACAGCTCACCCTGATGACCACCGCGCTGGCCGAGGATTTGGCCCGCCTTTCCGAGCTGAACAGCCTGGAGGCTCGCCAGCAGATCAAGCGCGACGAGTTGCTGCCCAAATACCTGGACTATGTGCAGCGCTACCGCGAGTCGGGCCTGAACCATCCGAACCCGGTGCTGATGCAGGTGCTGGTCTGGCTGTTCGACACCGCCCAGTTCGAGGCCGGTCTGGATCTGGCGCTGTTCGCCATCGAGCAGGGCCAGGCGTTGCCCGAGCGCTTCCGCCGTGACGTGCCCACCTTCGTGGCCGATGCCCTGATCGACTGGGCCGAGGCCGAGCACGCCGACAAGCGCAGCCCTGAGCCGTATGTGTCGCAGCTGCTGCCCTATGTGGACGGCGACTGGGCGCTGCTCAAGGCCGAAGAAGGGGCAACCCTGCCGAAGCCGTGGGATCTGTTCGAGCGCATCCCGGCGCGCTTCCACAAGCTGCTGGGCATCGTGGCTATGGAGCATGAGCAGTGGGCCGCCGCCATCGCCCACTTCGAGCGCGCCACCGCGCTGTACCCGGAGATCGGCGTGAAAACCCGCCTGGGCGATGCCACCAAGGCGCTGCGCAAGCAGGAAGCCGAACAGGGCTCCACCACTTAACCGTCTACCCCCCGCAGCGGGGGCCTGCCAAGGCCGTGGCCTAGTGCCTACGTCTGACAGCAGTCACCCCCGCCTTTATTCCGAGATCGGCCAGCATGAGCTTTTCCGGCACACCCACCACCTTCGTGGAACGCGCCATCCCCAACGACGGCTTCTGGCCGAACCTGGGCGTAGCCGAGTTCCAGGCCGGCTATCGCCTGCCTGCGGAGTTCCTGGTGGATCTGCTGGCCGATGGCATCACCATCGCCATGGGCGAGGTGAACCGCGACCTGGCCAAGCGGAAAACCGCCTGGCAGGCCGTGGGCATCACCAGCGTTGAGACTGCCGACCCGCTGCTGCTGCCTGAGCGTGCTTTCTACGCCGCCGTCTACAAGCGCGCCGTGTACTGCCGCGCGAAGGCCTACCTGCTGCAGCAGTTCGCCACCGTCAACCGTCGCGCCGAAGCCGCCAACCTGGCCAAGGAAAGCCCCGAAACCCACGAAACCTTCCTGAGCTACAGCCAGCAGGCCGTGCGCCAGATCCAGGGCCGTGGGCGCATCACGGCGGTGCTGCTGTGATCAAGCTGCGCGCCCTGACCGCTTTCCTGCTGGAAAGCCGCCTGGTGATGCCCGAGCAGTTGGACAGCTGGGCTGAGAAGGTGGAGCTGTCGTTGATCTGGAAGCACACCGAGCGCGGCCTGCACATGGGTGACATGCGCTACCAGGCGGTGATCGTCCTGGAGCGCTTCGCCGACCATCCCGGCCGTCTGATGGCCTTGATCGGCAGCTGGCTGGAGAACCACGACAGCTCCCGCGCGGACTATGAGCTGGCCGCTCCTCGTTTCGACATCGAACAAATGGACTCCGACACCGCGGACGTGGAAATCAGCCTGGAGTTCATCGAGCCGCAGCACCTGGCCGAGGATGGCAATGGCGAGATCCTGGCCCTCGGCAAGCGCTGGGCCTTCGTGCCATTCGACCTGTGGATAGCTGAGCAAGGCGAGGTTAGCCATGTCAGCTAGAAACTCTTTAGACCTTGATGTGCGGGGAATTTTAAGCGCGCAGGCACAACTCGCATTACTACAGTTGCCGCCGAAGCTACGCCGCCGGCTGCTAAACCGAGTATCGAAACGCGTGCGCACCATGAGTGCACGCCGTGTGCGAGCTCAGAAAACCCTCAATGGCACCCCATTTGAGCCTCGGCGTTCGCAGTCAAACCCAGACCGTCGAATGCTTAGTGGCTTGGTAAAAAATCAGTATCTAGGTGTGGTGAGGGCCACCCCGGATGAAGCATGTCTCGGCTGGAAGCATGGCCTGCTGGGCTTTATTGCCGCGGAGCATCAGTACGGCCGTGCACGTCGACACACTGCGGCGATGATGCGTAAAGCCAACCCGGTCAACTACGACTCAGAGTGCACTGAAAAGCAGGCAGAGCGCCTTCATCGCCTGGGCCTACGTGTCCGCCTGCCTCGAAAGGACAAGCATTCACGCCGCCCCCCTCGTTGGATAAGAGCCTCTGTGGCCTGGATCCAGGCAAACGTGAAGTACGGCCAGGCGGGCCTGCTGATCCGCGAGCTGAAAGGCGAGCAGCCAGGCCCGAGCAGCTGGGAAATCAAGATGCCCCAGCGCGACTTCCTGGGCGCCGACCAGAACGACATCGCACAGCTGATTCAGCTAGTGCTCCACCAGATCCTCAACGCACCCCGATAGCGAGGCCCAGCAATGGCGCAAGGCAAAGTAAGCGTAAGAAACCTGAACCTGGGCCAAGGCCCTGTGACGGAAATCGAGCGCTATTTCCTGTTTATCGGCTTGGCCGCAAGCAACGTCGGCGAGCTGATCCCTTTGAACACCCAGAGCGATCTGGACACCGAGCTGGGCTCCGCCGTCAGCGACCTGAAAACCCAGGTGAAGACGGCACGCCTGAACGGTGGCGACCGCTGGGCCGCACTGGCCCTGCCCATCGCTGCCGCCGCCGACTGGGAAGAAGCCCTGGACGCGGCCATGCAGCACGGCGTCAGCGTGGAGGCCGTGGTGATCTGCTCGCCGGTGACCACCGGCCTAGCGCTGACCGCCCTGCACGCCAAGGCCGAGGCCATCAACAACCAGTACGGCCGCCGCCTGTTCATCATGGCCGCCAGCAAGGGCATCGACGCCGCCAGCCAGGACTGGAACGCCTACCTGGCCGAGCAGAAGGCCATCACCCTGAACATTCTGGCGCCCCGCGCCCTGGTAGTGCCGCAGCTGCACGGCAATGACCTGGGCGTGCTCGCCGGCCGCTTGGCCATCGACGCCGTGAGCGTGGCCGACAGCCCCATGCGCGTGGCCACCGGCCCCGTGCTGGGCCTCGGCGAAACCCCGGTGGACAAGGACGGTGTGCCGCTGCCGTCGGCGATCCTGGCCGAGCTGGACAAGGCTCGCTTTTCGGTGCCGCAGACCTATCCGGACTACCCCGGCGTGTACTGGGGCGACGCCAACATGCTGGACGCCCCCGGATCCGACTTTCAGGTGGTGGAGTACCTGCGCGTGGCCGACAAGGCCGCGCGGCGCGTGCGCATCCTGCTAATCCAGCGTGTGGGCGACCGCCGCCTGAACAACACCCCCAACAGCATGGCCGCCAACAAGTCCGCGCTGATGCGCCCGCTGCGCCAGATGGCGAAGTCCGTGCAGTTCGCCGGCCAGCAGTTCCCCGGCGACATCGAGCCGCCGAAGGACGACGACATCGTGCTGGTGTGGATGAGCAAAACCCGTGTGGAGGCCTACCTGAAGCTGCGCCCCTACAACTGCCCCAAAGACCTGACCGCGAACATCGCCCTGGATCTTTCCAACGGCGACGAGGAGTAACCCATGGCCCGAATCAGTGGCATGAACTTCGACGTGAACCTGGGCGACCTGCAGGTACACGTCGAGAAAGCAAGCCTGGACATCACCGACAACAGCGCCGCCGTGCAGAGCAAGGGCGTGCCAGATGGCCATGTGGATGGCGACGTGTCCGCCAGCGGCGAGTTCGAGCTGGACAGCGCGAACTTCGCCCTGCTGATCCAGGCCGCTAAGAGCGCCGGCAGTTTCCGCAAGCTGGAACCCTTCGACGTGGTGTTTTTCGCCAAGGCTGGCGACGACGAGCTGCGCGTGGAGGCCTTCGGCTGCAAGGTCAAGGTGTCCGGCCTGCTGGACATCGATCCGAAGGGTGGCAGCAAGACCACCCACAAGGTGCCGTATGACGTCACCAGCCCGGACTTCATCCGCATCAACGGCGTGCCGTACCTCGACGCCAGCGAGACCGAGGGCCTGCGCTGATGCCTGACTGGGTAGACCGCGCCGTGGCGCGCGAGGAACTGGAGCTGGAGCGCGCCCTGGCCGCCCAGCTGTCCAGCGCTCGCCCCGCCGGCCCCAGCCTGACCGATTGCGCGGACTGCGGCGACGAGATCCCGCCGGCGCGCCGCGCCTTCGGAGGTGTCACCCGCTGCCTGCCCTGCCAGACCACTTTCGAGAAAGGAAACCGCCGATGACCACCAGCCCCTGGCCGAACTTCAGCCTGGCCGAGCTGCGCTGTAAGTGCGGCCGCTGCGGCAGCACCGGCAGCGAGATGGACAGCGACTTCATGGACAAGCTGCAGCGCCTGCGCACGGCCTATGGCAAGCCCCTGGCGCTGTCCAGCGCCTACCGCTGCCCGCGCCACCCTGTGGAGGCCAAGAAAGCCGCCCCAGGCGAGCACAGCACCGGCAAAGCGGTGGATGTGGCCATCCGTGGCCCGGAGGCCCTGCGCCTGCTGCAGCTCGCCCTGGAGCTGGGTTTTACCCGCATCGGCGTTAGCCAGAAGGGCAGCGCGCGCTTCCTGCACCTGGGCACGTCCGCCGACGGCCGTTTCCCCTCCCCTGCCCTCTGGAGCTACTGACATGCGCCGACTGATGACCGCCGCCGCCTTGACCGCCGCCTGTGCCCTGCAGGGCTGCGCCACCGAGAGCCGGCAGGCGGTGGCCGATACCGCCGCCACCCTGGTGGCCGTGTACTGCAAGGCCCCCGAGGGTGCCAGCGAGAAGCTGCGCGAGCGCATCGCCCAGGCCACTGCCCCGAACCGTGTCCGCGTGGAGTGTGCCGCCGATGCCCTTTGAAAGTGACCTGGAGCTGCGCCACCACGCTGGGCAGGAACAGTGGGAGGTGATCCGCCCGCTGTTCTACAAGACCCGCGCCGGGCGCCTGGTGATCGTGCCTGTGGGCTACCGCACCGACCTGGCCAGCGTGCCGCGCTTCGCCTGGCGCATCGTGCCGCGCGATCACGAATCGGCGCGCCGCCCGGCCGTGGTGCATGACTACATCTACACCGACCTGACCAAGACCTTCAGCAAGGCCGAGGCTGACCGGATTTTCTACGAGGCCCTGCTGGAGGAAGGCATGCACAAGCCCCTGGCCTGGCTCATGTGGTGCGCCGTGCGAATCGGCGGCCGTGGCAACTGGGGGCGCTGATGGAGCTTTCCCCCTTCGCCATCAGCGTGCTGCTGATGCTGACCGAGATGGCCCTGGCCGGCGTGATTGGCTTCCAGGTGTACCTGTTCAACCACATCAGCGCCGCACGCCGCGAGCACCTGGAGTTCCGCATTCATGTGGCCGAGCGCTACGTGAAAACCGAGCACATCGACAGCGCCCTGGAGAAGCTGGAAGAGCGCTTCGACAAACGCCTGAACGACTTTTTCAACAACCTGCAACAGAGGCACAGAGCATGAGCGAACGCCGCGAGATCACCCTGCAACTTGGCGACCAGGAATTCACCTTCACCATCGACGCCAAGGACGTGACCAAGTATTTCAACTCGGTCACTCCGAACAACAAGGTGGCCCCCAGCCACAACCTGCTGACCACCACCGTGCAACAGACCCAGCTAGCCACCTTGCGTCCGCTGCTGGGCAATCCGGTGCTCACCATGCAGGCCGCCGGCGCGCTGCTGGAAGAGTACGCCCCGGACGTTGAGGTGACCGTAAAAAAGCCCTCGCCCGCGCTGAACGACTGACCGAGGACGGCCTGGGCCAACTCATGGCCCTGGTCGAGCGCTGGCTACCTGGCGTGGAGCCCACGGCGGACAACCTGGGCACAGCCAAGTGGCTGGAGGACGAACACTGGCGCCGCATGGAGATTGCCGTGGCAAACGGCATCGCCAAGGCGCTGAACGGCTGAACCGAGCAAGCACGAATGGCCAGCACCGCGAGCAGCAAACTTCAATTCGTTCTGAGCCTGATAGACCAGGTGAGCAGCCCCGTGGCCAAGATCCACCAGGGCTTCGCTGACCTGGCGCAGAGCGGACAGAAGGGCATCACCCAGATGGGCATCGGCATGGCTGGCGTAGTCGGCACAGGCTATGCCCTACAGGAAGCCATGCTGCCCGCCCTGGAGCAGCAGCGAGCGCTCGGCCAGGTGAAAAGCCTGGGGGTGGCCGCTGAAGCACTGGATCTGCTCAACCAAAAGTCGCTGGAGTTCAGCGTGGCCTATGGCGAGAACGCCAGCGCCTTCGTTGCCTCGGCCTACGACATCCAGAGCGCCATCGCCGGCCTGACCGGCACCCAGCTGGCCACCTTTACCGGGGCATCTAACCTGCTGGCCAAGGCCACCAAGGCCGACGCGGCCGTGGTGACCAGCTACGTCGGCACCATGTACGGGATCTTCAAGAACCAAGCCGATGCCATGGGCAAAGGCGAGTGGGTGGAGAACCTGACCGGGCAGACCGCCCTGGCGGTGCAGATGTTCAAGACCACCGGCCAGCAGATGTCAGACGCCTTCACGGCCGTGGGCGCCAATGCCACCTCGGCCGGGATCGGCCTGTCCGAGCAGATGGCCATCCTTGGCCAGCTGCAAGCCACCATGAGCGGCGGCGAAGCGGGCACCAAATACAAGGCCTTCCTGTCCGGGGTGGGTGGTGCCCAGGAGAAGCTGGGGCTGACGTTCACCGACAGCCAGGGCCGCATGCTGCCCATGCTGCAGATCCTGGACAAGCTGAAAGGGAAGTTCGGCGACACCCTGAACGTGGCCGAGTCCGACGCGCTGAAACAGGCTTTCGGCTCCGACGAGGCCGTGGGTCTGATCAAGCTGCTGATGGCCGACACCGCAGGGCTGGCCAACAACATGGAGCAGTTGGGCAAGGTCAAAGGTCTGGAGCAGGCCGAGAAGATGGCCAGCGCCATGGTCGATCCATGGCAGCAGTTCGGCAGCGCCGTGCATGCGCTGCGCATCGCCTTCGGCCAGGCTCTGCTGCCGGTGCTGAATCCGCTGATCGAGCAACTGACCAGCGGCGCCGCCACGGTGCAACGCTGGACACACCTTTTCCCGAACCTGACGCGCCTGGTCGGCCTGGCCACTCTGGCAGTGGTCGGACTGACCGCCGGTACCGCGCTGCTCACGTTCCTGTTCGGCGTTTGGCGCACAGCCGCGCTGCCGGTGGTAGCGGTGTGGAAACTGCTGACCATGGTGGCCTGGCGCAGTGTGTTCGCCTTCCTTGGGCATGCCGTGATGATCACCGCCTACGTCAGCGGGCTGATCCTGCTGGCCACCTGGATGGGTGTCGTGCGCGGCAGCATGATGCTGTGGCAGGCCGTGATCTGGCTGACCAATGCCGCACTGTGGGCCAACCCGGTGGTGTGGATCGTTGTCGCCGTGATTGCCTTGGTCGCCGCCATCGGTGCCGCGATCTACTACTGGGACGAGTGGACGGCGGCACTGATGGACACCGCCGCCTTCAAGTGGATCGCCGAACAGTTCGCCCTGGTGTCGGGCTGGTTCGATTCCATGGGCGGCTGGAGTGGCATCGCCAAGGCCGCCTGGGATGGCATCGTGGCCATCTTTACCAGCGCCATCAATAACCTGATCGGGCTGCTGAACGAAGTCCCTGGAGTGGACATCGAGGCGATCGGCACGGTGCCCAATCTGCCCAACCAGGGCGACCTGGCGGCCGCGCAGAAGATGCAGCAGACCATCAACGCAGCCATCCCCAGCCTGTCGCCGCAGCGCGCCACGGCGGTGCCGCCTGGCGGCCTGCTGACCAGCATCCAGAACACCACCAGCCAGACCAAGGGCAACCACATCGAGAAGGTGGAGATCCACACCAGCAAGCCCATGAGCCCGATGGAGCTGGAAAGCATGATGGAGATGGCCGCCGGATGACCCTCTACATCGACCTGCTGATCCAGGACAACGACCTGGCCCTGGATCTGGGCCGCCAGCCGTTGCTGGTGGACGACCGCGCGAGCATCGCCCAGGACATTGCCCACATGATCCGCGAGAGCGGCCTGCTGGTCACCCTGGTGGCCGAGCGCGACCGCCTGCGGCAACGCGACTGCATCCAGCAGCTGGAGCTGTTGGTGGAGGCCGACGAGCGCCTGGTGCCCGGCACCGCGAAGATCCTCGAGGTGGACGCCGGCCAGTACCTGGTGACCGCGCGCACAGTTGAATTTGGAGCCATTGAGGTGACCCTGTGACCGTAGATTTCAAGCAGGCGCTCAGTGACGCCGGCATTCCGACCACCGAGGAAGGGCTGCGCCAGGCCTGGGAAAGTGAGGTGACCGCGCAGGGCAGCGCGCTGAGCAACACCAGCGCCTATTCGCCGTTCTGGCGCATCGTCACCGCCCTGGTGACCAAGCCCGTGCTGTGGCTGATCACCTTCATCAGCGGCACCGTGCTGCCGAACTTCTTTGTGAAGACCGCCACCGGCGCCTGGCTGGACATGCTGGCCTGGGCGGTGAACGTCGAGCGCAAGGGCGCGACCAAGGCCAAGGGCGTGCTGCTGTTCATTCGCCTGGCCGCTGGCGGCGCCCTGGAGGTGCCAGCCGGCACCGTGGTGCAGTCCGCGGCTATCAACGGGCACATCTACCAGCTGGTAACGACTGCTGTCGGGCAATTCACCGACGGGGCGATGCAGCTGGAGATCCCAGTGGAGGCGGTGGACACCGGCAGCGGCTACAACCTTGCGCCCGGCTACTACGCCATCCTGCCGACCCCAGTCCCTGGCATCGCCCAGGTGGTGAACGCCGACGGCTGGCTGAGCAGCCCAGGCGCGGATCCAGAGGCCGACAACGAGCTGCGGCTGCGCGTGCGAAACCAGTTTTCGGCGGTCAACCAGTGGCACACCGACGCGGTGTATCGCGCACTGATCACGGCCTTTCCTGGCGTGCGCCCTGACGGCGTGTACTTCCAGCACGGGGCACCGCGCGGGCCTGGTAGCGCCAATGCCTACGTGCTGTTCGAGGCGGACGTGCCGGCGGCCACTTACCTGGAACAGATCAACGATCACATCCGCGACCAGGGCAACCATGGCCACGGCGACGATCTGCTGGTGATGGAAATGCCCGAGACCCTGCACGCCATCCAGCTGGAGGTGTGGCCCCGTTCGACGCTGACCGCCGAGCAGCGCCAGACCCTGCTGGAGAACATCGAGCTGTTCGTGCGCGCCGCTTTCCGCGAGAGCACGACCACCGATTACCAGCCGACCCAGACCTACCCGCAGTCGCGCTTTTCGTTCAGCCGACTGGGCGAGGAACTGCACAAGCAGTTCCCCGGCATCGAGTCGCTGCACTTCGCCAATGCCGACATCGTGTCGGAACTGACTATCCCCAGGATCCAGAGCCTGCAGGTGGTGCCGCATGATTAAGCTCGGCCTGCCCTTCTGGCTGGACGGCCCAGAGCTGGCGAAGCTCAAGGCCGCCGCGCAAACCTGGTGGACAAAAGTGGAGGGCTGGCTGCGCTGGCCGCTGCTGCAGATGGACGCCGACACCTGCCACCTGACCATCCTGGATCTGCTGGCCTGGCAGCGCGACATCACGCGCTTCAAGGGCGAGCCCGAGGCCCTGTACCGACTGCGGGTGAAGTACGCCTTCATCAACGCCGTGGACGCCGGCAGCACCGCCGGCATGAAGCGCATTCTGCAGCGCCTGGGCGTGGGCTACGTCGAGATCGAGGAACGCCACCCCGACCGCGACTGGGACGTGGTGCTGCTGCAGCTGAGCAACACCCAGCTGGCCGAGAACCCCGAGCTGCTGCGCGTGCTGATTCAGCAGTACGGCCGCACCTGCCGCCGTTATGACTTTGTGACCATCACGCCGGTGACGCTGCGCGTGGTCGCTGTCGATTTCAACGACGACCAGCAAACGCTGGTCGCCAGCCTGTAGGAGACCCCCATGGGTGCCAGCATTACCCTCGCCGGTGAAAGCCTGATCGCGCAGAAGCAAATCGCGCAGCAGACGCTCACCGTCGCCCGTTTCATCCTCGCCAACGTGCCGGGCCTTGACCCCAATGGCCCGGTAGACCGCGCCGCCGGCAAGCCAGCCGCCGGGCAGATCGTCGGCACCTACGCCGTGACCCAGGCCGGATTCGTGAACCCCAACCAGGTGGTGTACAGCCTGATGATGGGCAGCGACATCGGCGACTTCGACTGGAACTGGATCGGCCTGGAAACCACCGAGAACGTGCTGCTGATGGTCGCCTACGTGCCCACCCAGCAGAAGCGCCGCAACATTCCGCCGCTGCAGCTGGGGAACAACGTCACCCGCAACTTCCTGGTGGTGTTCGACGGCGCCCAGGCCCTGACCGGCCTGACCATCGACGCCAGCACCTGGCAGCACGACTTCACCGTGCGCCTGGCCGGAATCGACGAGCGCGAGCGCCAGAGCAACCGCGATATGTTCGGGCGCGCGTGCTTCTTCGGCAGCGCCCTGCAGCTGGAGAAAGTAGGCGCGGTCTATCAACTCAAGCCGGGCACCGCCTACGTGGAAGGCGTGCGCCTGCAGCGCTCTGCAGCGCTGCCCGTGGTGCCGCCGGCATTCCCCACCACCGCCTGGCTGGACGTGGCCCTGCAACGCGAGCTGAACGACGTGGTGGCGTCCTGGAGCGTGGTCTGGGGTGCTGGGAAAGTGGACTACGTGGACAGCGCCGGTGTGCAGCACTACTGCGTGGCCATCGCTGATCTGCCGAACAGCAACACCGTCACCGACAGCCGCCCGGTGGAGAACATCGCCGGGCCGCTGGTGGCGCACTTCGCCGCCCGCGTGGGCGACTACGCCGGCCTGCGCGCCCGTGCGACCACCAAGGACGACGTGGGCCTGGGCAACCTGCCGAACGCCAAGAGCGACGACCCAGCGAGCAACAGCAGCGACATTCTGGCCACCACCAAGGCAGTGATGGCCGTGCTGAGTCGCGCCGTACAGAACGCCACCAACGGCGCAACCGACACGGCGACCGACTGGAACACCATCACCACCGCAGGCCTGTATCCCCAGTTGCTAGGCGCAAATAACACCAACGGCCCGGACAGCACGGCGAACACCTACCGCTATGCCCTGGTGATCAAGCACGACACCAACGCACTGACCCAGCTGGCCCTCCCCTACACCGGCGCGCTGGAAGGGGAATTCGAGTGGCGCACCAAGAGCGGCGCCACCTGGACACCATGGCGGCGTCTGCGCCACAGCGGCAGCAGCAAGGTGCACAGCTTCACAGCCAGCGTGACCCTCAACGCGGCCCAGGTGGGCACGGTGCTGCTGGACGCAACAGCGGGCAACCTGGTGTGCACCCTGCCGGCCTCGAACGTGGCGCTGGGCGTGGTGGATCTGATCGTCAGGCGTGTGGACAACAGCGCCAACCGCGTGACCATCCAGGCAGCCGGCACCGACAAAGTGAAGTTCCACACCCACCTGAACGCGGCCGGCTACGGATTCTTCTACCTGATGGGCGCCGGCGACTGGTGGCATCTGCGCGCAGATGGTGCAGGTGGCTGGCTGCCGATCGGCCGCCTGGATGCAAGCGCGCTGGGCCGCCCGGTTTTCGAGACCACGACCGCATTCCAACCAGGTGGCTGGGGCGCGTTCAACGGGCCGCTGATGATCCGGTCTGAGTGGCCATGGCTATGGGATCACGCCCAGCAGTCGGGCATGTTGACCGCCGAGGCCAATCGCACCGGCATGGAAGGTGGCTGGACAAGCGGCGATGGCGCGGCGACTTTCCGCGGGCCCGAAGGGCGCGGTGAATTCTTGCGAGTGCTGGACGAATCCAGAGGTGTTGACCGCTTCAACGTCACCGGCACCCTGACCAACGGCAGCAACAACGTCAGCGCCGTGGTCTTCGGAGGCAATCTTGCTGCTGTTGGCATGAGCATCACCGGAACTGGCATTCCGGCCGGCACCACGATCACCGCCGTAGGCACCAACACCCTGACCCTTTCCGCCAATGCCACGGCCAGCGGCGCGGGCTTGACCCTAACCGTCGCAGGACGTGTGGCCGGCTCGTCGGCTCCAGATGCCATCGCTAAGCACCGCCACCCCCAGTACGAGTACGACACGGGCAACAGCGTACCGATTCCGGACGGCTCGTATGCCTACGACCTGAATGCCCTGACCACAGTCGGCTATGACCGCACCGCGCTGATTGGCTACTTCGGCGGCCCTGAAACCAAACCCCGCTCGCTGGCCTATCCGGGCCGGATGAAGCTGCTGTGAGGATCCTGCAATGTCTGTTATCTACCTGATCGGCAGCCTGGGCGAGCTGTCCGGCCCCTATGAACTGCCCACCATTCCGGGCCTTGGAGTGCAGTTACCGGCGAATGGCTTGCGGCTGGATGAACCTCTGCCGACACCGAGCCCTGGCTATGCCTGGGCGCTGGCAAACGGCGCTCCGCAGCAGCTGGAATGCCACCTGGGCAACGTCTACGAAAAGGCCTCTGGTGCTGCGACTGAGTGGCTGCAGCTTGGCCCACTTCCAGAGCACCTGACGGACGCCCCTCGCCCTTCTGCCGAACACCGCTGGATAGACGGCGCATGGCGACTAGACCCGAAGGCGATGCACGCCTCTAAAGTGCAGGACATCAATCACGCCTGTGAGGCGGCCATCACCGCCGGCTTCCAGTCTTCGGCCTTGGGCGCCCCCCACCAGTACAGCAGCCAACTGGACGACCAGCTGAACCTGACCGGCGCCATCCTGCGCGGGCTGGATATGCCCTATGCCTGCCGCGACGAGCAGGGCGCCAAGGCCTTCCGCCTGCACACCGCCGCGCAGCTGCGCCAGGTGGGCGACGACTTCACCCTGTACAAGCTGCAGCTGCTGCAGCGCGCCAACGAGCTGAAGCAGCAGCTGGATCTGGCACTGGCGGCCGGTGACGCCGAGGCCATGCAGGCCATCACCTGGGAGGGCGCCGAATCGTGACCTGGGCGCCCGTGACCATGCGCTGGCCCGAGCAGGCCACCCAGTGGATGGGCCAACTGGCAGCGGCCAAGGATCTGGCCGGCGGCGAGCTGGCCAGCACCGCCCAGCGCCTGGCAGGCCTGGACGGTCTGGCCACAACCAGCCCCGGCCCGGTCGGAGGTGCCGCACAGGGTGCCATCGCCGCCGGGCGTGCCGCGCTGGCCGCGCAGCTCGGCGAGGCGCCGGCTTGCCTGGCGGTGACGCCGTTCCAGTCTGGCATCGGCCAGGGGCGAGGCCATCAACGCTTTCTGTCCGCCCCCAACCTGCTGCAGCACCTGGCCGACAAGCTGGTGGACAACGCCGACACCGGACGCCCGGCTGGGCCCCAGTACGCGCTGTCGATCCTGTTCCTGGCCACCCGTTACGACCAGCTGGCTGACACCCTGGCGCGCTTCAATGCCCTGCTGCCCGTGCCCGACCTAGTGCGCACCGAACGGCGCGCCCGGCACCTGTCCAAGCTGGAGGAGGAAAAGTGGGAGAGGCCGAGCGCTGGCCCGCTGCCGCGCTGGGGCGCGCTGCCCCTGGAGCGATGCACCATCACCAAGGCCGCGAAGCAATCCATGGCGGGCCAGCTGGCCGTCTTGGAGGGCTACGCCGCCGACAGCTCGCCGATGGCGGATCTAGCCGCGCTGGCCGGGCGCAAGGCTGGCCAGCAGCAGGCGCGCGACCAGAAGCTGGCCGACCTGCAGGCCTTGCTGACCGGCGGCAGCGCTGACGACACCATGCGCGCCCGCCTGATCGGCCCGGGCACCCCGGCGCAGCTGCGCGCCGGCATGCTCGAAGGCCAGGCGCCAGGCCATGAGTGGGTGCTGAGCGCCGGCATGATGCTGGTGGGCTCGCTGGACGGGCTGAGCTTTGTGCGTGAACTGGTGGGCCTATGACGCTGCTACTGGATGGCCAGAAGGTGCGCGGCAAGGGCCTGAAAGTGACGGCCAACCTGCGCATAGAAACCGAGGATATGTCCGGGCAGACCAGCAACACGGCGGCGGCGCACAAGGGCTTCAAGCCTAAGACGCTGACCGTCGCGCTGCTGATCCCCTACAAGGACAGCGCCCACCTCACCCAGCTGATGGCCTGGGCCCAGGCCACCCAGAACGGTGGCCAGCGCCATGTGTACCGCATCGTCAACGACACGGCCGAGGCCTTCGGCGTGCGCCAGGTGGAGTTCAGCGACAACCTGAGCGCCCGCGAGGACGACAGCCTGGCCGCCTGGCGCGTGCAGTTCAGCCTCACCGAAAAGCTGTCCACCGCCGAGCGCGTGGAAACGCGCCGCCCCGGCAACCCGGTGAAGAAGCAGAGCGCCCCCGGGCAAGCGGTGGCCACCGCAACGCCAGCCGCGGCTGATGGATCTGGCAGCGCAACGGCCAGCCAGCCGGCCGAGCTGAGCGGCTTCGAGCAGGTGCTGAAGCGCCTGGACGAGTCGCTGGCATGAGGCTGCACAAGGCGCTGGTGGTCGCCGGTAAGACCTACCCCCTGGTGAAAGAGGAAGTGCGCCTGGATCTACGCAGCCCCGGCCGGGCCAGCTTCACCATCAAGGCCGAGGCCCCTGTGCGCGGCCTGGTGATCCTGGACGTGGGCTACAACGAGCGCGCCCTGCAGCGGCACTTCATCGGACACGTTGAGCGCTGCACCGCCGCCAACAGCCAGCAGCAGGTGCTGTTCTGCCGCGAGCTGACCAGCGTGCTGGCCCTGCCGCTGCCGATGAACCTGCGCCATGTGGATCTCCACCAGGTGCTGGCCGAGATCGGCGCCCGCACTGGCCTGCGCTTCCGCGTGCCCGACAAGGCCTACGCCCGCACGAAGACCGCCTACTTCTACAACCTCGGCGCCGGCTTCCAGGCCATGGACAGCCTCGCCCAGGTGTTCAACATCCCCGACTTCATCTGGCAGCAGCAGGGCGACGGAGAGGTGTTCGTGGGCAGCTGGGCCGACAGCTTCTGGGGCGCCCGTGATCCGCTGCCCCTGCCGGTGGAGCTGTTCGACAGCTACCAGGGCAACCAGAGCGCCATGGTGGCAGCCCTTCCAGGCCTGCGCCCCGGCGCAGCAATCAACCAGGGCGAGCGCGTCACCGCCGTGACACTCGCCGGCACGCAGATGGCAATCCGATGGAAGACGCAATCCGCCGCGCAGTAGAGCGCCAATTCCCCGAGCTGACCGGCCGCTACCACCTGCCCCGCTTCGGGCGGGTGGTGGCCGTGCCTGACGCACCCGCCGCCCCTGGCCTGTGCGACGACTTCCGTCCGCGCTTCGGTGTGGATGTCGAGGTGCTGCTGCCTGACGGGGAACCGGACCCGGATCTGCCCATTCTCGAGAGCCTGGCCCTGCCGGCGCCGATGGGTGGACAGGAACAGGGCATGTTCGGGTTCCCCGAGGAAGGCACCACCGTGGTGGTGTGCTTCGCCTACGGCCTGCCCCACAAGCCCTACATCGCGCAGATCCTGCCGCACGGCCTGAGCCTGCCGAAGGTGCCGAAGGGCGACCAGGTGTGGCAGCACAGCGAGGCCTGCCAGCAGCGCGTGGACGCCGACGGCAACTGGCTGCGCCAGACCGACGGGCGGATCCGCGACGAGGCCGTGGAGCGCCAGGTGGAGGCCCTGGACAACGCCGAGCACTACCAGAGCACCACCGTGGAGGTGGACGACCACAGCACCGAAACGGTGGGCGGGGTCAAGAAAGTGGAGGCGCTGGGCGCGCTCAAGCTGCTGTCCGGTGGATCCGCCAGCCTCGCCGCAGTGGACGATCTGCACCAGGCAACCGGGCGCGACCTGAACCTGGTGGTGGGCCAGAAGCTGAACGCCACCGTGGGCGGCGATATGGCCGAGAAGATCCAGGGCATGCGCGAGAGCGTGACCGCCGTCAGCCAACGCCTGCAGGCGCCGAAGACCTGGCTGGGCTCAGGTGGGGTGAACGTGCTGCAGGTGCTGTGCGACCTGATCGACCTGGTGGAGGCCATGAACACCCAGCTGGCCGCCCACACCCACGTGCCTGGGCCCACCCCAAGTCCAGCTGATGCGGGTCAGTTCAACGCGAAGGCAGCACAGGCCCTGCTACTGGCGGGCAAACTGAAGCCCATCACCGCATAGCAAAAGCCCGCCGGATGGCGGGCTTGCTTTATCTCAACAGGGTGTATTGCACCCCATACTTTCCTGCCTCGTTCTTACCAGCCATTCGGTTGGTTTTTTCCCCCTCAACCACGTGCTCCATGCACGTCACCCTGATAAGAACAGCACGCTTAATCGCATCCGGCTCTTCACCCCAGATGATGACCTTCGGCGCGCGTTTTACCCTGCCGCCAGTACCATCTGACCCGTGGTAAATCTCGCCAGGCTCGAGAACGATGGTCACATCCGCAGAAACGGTTTCAAGCGCCTGCCACTGACCATCCATGCACACCACTTCCGCGATTCCTTCAATTTCCATGAATCCCTCCTAGTAGATTTTCGCCGCCGACATCTCGACTGCATCCGACTATAACGCCAGACCTGCACATGCGGCGGAAAATGCGCGTGGCCAGAAACCCGAGGGCGAAAACGGACTTTTCCCCCTCCCGCCGACGCGGCTTGTGTCGAAAAATTGTGCAAACCGTGGGTGAGGTGAAAGATGGTCGCCGGGCCAGCAGTGGCGCGGGGCTTGGCGGCCTGGTGGGGTTTTCACGCTGTGAAAGGATTTGCAGGGGTGTGCAAGGCGGTACAGTCCAGAGTGTCCACATTGCGTCCACACAGCGACGAGACATTGGCGAATGGTGCCCGGCAATATCCCTAAAAACCTGGCTTCCTGGCAGTTTTCCCAGAGGGCAAGGCATCCTTATGCGGGCTCATAATCCTTTGGTCCACGGTTCGAGTCCGTGTGGGCCCACCAAATCGATTCAGCATCCAGACCAGCCATAGTGCTGGTCTTTTTGTTTCCGGCCGGGCCCGCGATCTCAGAGCAAGCGCTTCACTCGCAGTGTTGTAGCGCCTGCCCGGCGCGTTTCTCGCGGTACATTGCGGCGTCCGCATGCTGGAGCAGGGCCTCTGCTTGCTCGCCGTCCTCGGGGAAATGGGCTACGCCGATGCTGGGCATGATGTGCAGCGAGTGGCCGTCGATGCACAGCGTACGACCGAGTTGCTGACGCAGCTCGGTGGTCACCCGGTCGACGCTCGCCGGCTGCTCGATGTCCTCCAGCAGCAGCACGAACTCATCGCCGCCGATGCGGGCCACCGAGTCGGCTTCGCGCACGCACTGCTGCAGGCGGCGAGCGACTTCCTGCAGCAGGCGGTCGCCGACGCTATGACCATAGCTGTCATTGATCTGCTTGAACTTGTCCAGGTCGAGAAACACCAGGCTGAACCTGCCGCCACTGCGCCGGGCACGGGCCAGTGCGCTTTCGATGCGATCATGCAGGAATGCGCGGTTGAGCA